GCAGCCGGGCATCATGTAACGATGTCGGTTGACGCGAACCGCATCGTTCACGCCAGCCAGTCCGAAAACGGCGGGATTGATGGTCAGACGGGAGATCAGACCGGAAAAGAAATCTGCGTTCGGTCTTATTATGATCTGCCGTATGAGAATACCGTCCATTATCGGTATGCTGTAAAAAACGAAAAGCCGCAGAAACCTATTGAGAAATGTATCAAGACCGAGTCCGCACGTAGTTTTGACCGGAAAATCGCCGGAGCCTATCATACCAACGATCGTTATAATCTGCGCGTAGGAGCAGGGATGGACAAAACGGTCATTTTGACGTTGCCAGCCGGAACCGGTGTTAGAAACTACGGATATTATACAAATGAGTGGTATCTTGTAAAAGCGGTTGTCAATGGAATCGTCTATACTGGTTACGTTGCAAAAGAGGGACTGACCCGTGGCTGATCTGACGCTTGCGTACAACACTTGTATTGAAATATGCAACAAACCAAACGTGGGTTACTCGCAAGACTATCGTGAGGGGCAAACCGTAGGAGGTATTACGTACTATGATTGTTCGTCCCTCATGAGTTACTGTTGTACGGTCGGCGGTTTTTTAGCATCTAACCCGTGGTTTACCACGCGGAGCATGGATGGGTATCTGATCGGCGCGGGATTCCAGAAAGGAACCGCAAACCAGCCTTGGAAAAAAGGCGATATTTTGTGGCGTTCCGGGCATACCGAAATGGTATATGACCCGGCAGACGGCGGCGGATATACCATGGGAGCGCACACAGACAGCTACCCACTGGAAAGACAGGTGTCTATTAATACGTTTGTGAGTCCATACAGCGCATGGACGTATCTGTACCGATACCCAGTTGAGGTACAAAGCGGTATCAGCCAGTATGTAATTGCCGCCATCTGTGGCAACTTCTGGCAGGAGTCAACCATCAATCCTGGATTGTGGCAAGGCACGATTGTCGGCTCGCCCGGTTATGGTCTGGGTCAGTGGACGGATAACGCCGACACGAATCGGCGGACGCAATTATTTAACTGGTTGGACGCGAACGGGTACAGCCGGGACGATGGAAACGCACAGTTAGAATATCTAATCTATGAAAACGTATGGTATTCCGTAGGAGCCGCAAGTGCTTACGAAAATCTGCAAGCATTTTTGCACAGTGACAGTACCGATCTGGACGCACTGACCGCCGCCTATATGAAAGGGTGGGAGGGTATCAGTGACGATGGAACGCTAGCTTTTCGGCAGGAAAAAGCACACGAGTGCTTCAATTATATTTCCGAACACGCAAAAGATTCTGCAATTACCGGATGGATTGTTGGAAATCGCTATCTATCCGATTCCGAACGATTGAATAACGCTATTATGGTATATCGGTATCT